AATCCTCGGCGGCCACGGGCGCGTGCTGGCGCTCGAGGCGAAAGGCGAAACGCACGTGATGGTCGTCGAGGCCGACGTCCACGGCGACGACGCACGCGCGCTATCGCTGGCGCTGAATCGCACGGGCGACCTCGCGACGTACGACGACGATCTGCTGCTCGCCGCACTCGAAGGCCTCGAGGTTCCCGGCTTCACGGCGGAGGACATCGCGGAGCTGGTGCCCGACCCCGATCCAGGTCTCGTCGAAGATCCAGGGCCGCAGGAACCGCCGAAGATCCCGACGACGAAGCGCGGCGATCTCTGGATCCTTGGCAACCACCGCCTGCTCTGCGGCGACTCGACGAAGCCGGAAGACGTGGCTCGATTGATGAACGGCGAGCGCGCCAGACTGATGGCGACCGACCCGCCGTACCTCGTCGACTACGATGCCGGAAACCATCCGCAGTCGTTCGACAAGAAGAAGAGCGGAAAGAAGGACACTACGAATAAGAGATGGGACTCGTATTCCGATCCCGATTCTTCGTCCGCGTTCTTCGAGAGCTTCATTCGCGTCGCGCTTCCACACTTGGATCCGCAGTCTCCGATCTATCAGTGGCACGCGAACCGGCGCCAATCGATGGTCGAAAGTGCATGGAAAGCAAACGGGCTTCTGGCGCATCAGGTGATTGTTTGGGTCAAGTCGAGACCGATCCTGACCCGACACGACTTCATGTGGCAGATGGAACCGTGCTTTTACGGGTGGCTCGAAGGCAATCGACCGGAAACCGAGCGACGACCACCGTGCAACACTTCGAACGTCTGGACGATCGGCCAAGCCGGCGAGAACGACGGCATCCACCTGACCCAGAAGCCGAGGGAGATCTACACGCGACCGTTCAATTGGCACCTGCGACCCGGGGAGCTGGCGTACGAACCGTTCTCGGGATCGGGCACGGCGATCATCGCGGCAGAGGAGACCGGGCGTCGATGCTTCGCGATGGAGCTAGCTCCGGAGTTCGTGGACGCTGGCGTCGCGCGCTGGGAGAAAGCCACGGGCAAGACCGCTGTGCTGGAGAGATGAAGACCTACCGCTGCTGCTCCCACGCCCATCGTCGCGAGCTTCTCACCGAGGCCCGCAAGCGCGTCGCGCCGAAGCCCTCGCCGATCAACGTCGCGCTCGCCGACGCCACGCTCGAGGCCGCGGGCAAGGCGCTGCTTCGCGCCAACCGCGTCGGCCGACTGGTGAAGTCGATCTACCAGCGACGCTGGCGCGCGTTCGTGGCATCGGACAAGCTCGACGCATCGCTGCTCACGCAGGGCCTGCGCGCCGAGCTTGAAGCCGCGATCCGCGGCGAACTCACTGCGGTCGCCAACGCCACGGCGTCGGTGACGATGCGCGCGATCGCTGACGTCGTGCCCGTCGAGGCGCTGCTGATCGTCCATCGACGGGAGGAAGAGCTTCGCAAGCTCTCGGTCCCCGGCGTCGTGAAGGAAGGGCCGCAGCTCGACTACTCGGGAGACGAGACATCGAAGGACGCGACCGAGACCGCGAACGCCTTCGTGTCGCTGCCAACCGCCGCGGCCACCAAGGCGCTTGTCGATGAGCCGTTCAACGGCGAAGCGTGGACGGACCGACTCAAGAACTGGCTGCCCGTCGAGGCCGACATCGCCCGCGAGGTGTCGAACGGCCTCAGCCTCGGCAAGAGCAACCGCGAGATCGCCGCCGCCCTGCTGCCGCTCGTCAACGACGTGGCGTACAAGGCCGAGCGCATCGCGCGCACCGAAGTCCACCGCGTCAACGTCACGGCGCAGATGCGATCGGTCGACAAGGCGCTCGGACCCGCGATCGAGGGCTGGCGCTACACGGCAACGCTCGACGATCGGACCTCGCAGGAGCACGCCGCGCTCGATGGCCGGATCTACCCGCGAGGAGCCGAGAAGCCGCGGCTGCCTTCGCGCCCGAACTGCCGCTGCACGTACACGCCGGTCATGAAGTCCTACGCCGACCTCGGCGTGCCCGCGTCGATGGCGTCGATTCTCGACGAGCCGTTCGGCGGCCGGGCCGCGCAGACCTGGAACAAGATCACGAAGAGCATGGAGGGCACCGCGTTGGCGAACGACTCGCGATACCCTCAGTGGTTCAACGCGCAGCCGATCGCGAAGCAGCGCGAGATTCTCGGGCAGCGCACGTTCGACGCAGCGCAACCGAAGAGCGGCGGCAAGGCGGTATGGTCGAAGGCGATCGCCGCTCGAGGCATCGCGCCACCGCCGCCGCAGACGTTCGACGCGCCACCGCCGCAGCCGAAGTTCCTCGGCCCGATCCCCGGCAGCAATCCCGACCCCGAGATTCCGCTGATCCAGATTCCGCCGACGCCCGGAGCGCCGCCCGAGAAGGACGAGCCGATCCCGGCGCCGCCCGCGGGCTTCACGCCGACGCCCTCGAAGAAGCGAAAGCGCCGTCGACCGACCGCGTGAGTTCTCGCGTTTGATGGCTTGCGCGTTTTCGGTGGGTGCGCATACGTTTCGAGCATGGCCACTCGAAAGATCGTCACGCAGAGCATCACCGAGGCGTTCGCTGGCGGCGGCACTCCCGTCGTCGATCGCGAAAAGTCGATCGTCCGCGGCATGAAGATCGCATCGTGGAAGTCGAAGAACGGCCGCGACTACACGGCCGCTCTCAAGGGCCGCGCCTCGATCTACGAGAACGCGCCCGTCTCGCTGAACCACCCGAAGGACGGCGAGATCCCGAGCGCGGAGTCGCGCATCGGCAAGTACATCAACGCGACCGAGAAGGCCGACGGCATCTACGCCGACCTGCAGTACAACCCGAAGCACACCCACGCCGAGCAGATCCTGTGGGCGATCGAGCACCAGCCCGACACGCTCGCGAACAGCCACCGCGTCGAGGCCAAGGGCCGCAAGACCAACGGCGAACTCAAGGTCGAGCAGATCACCCGCGTTCGCGGCGTCGAGATCGTGACCGAAGGCGGGATGAATGAGACGCTCTTCGAGGCAGAGGACGCGGTCGCATCGGTCGAAGACGCACCGGCTTCGTCTGAGCCGACGCAGGACAGCCCGGAGATGTCCGCCTGCATCGTCCGCGTGACGGGCACGGGCAAGAGCGAAGCCGAAGCGCGCACGATCTGCGGCGCCTCGATCGAGGGCGAGGACAAGCCCGAGCCCGCTGCGCCCGCAGCAACCGAATCCCAAGACGGGGAGGACCTCGTCAAGAAAACCACGCCGGCCGCAGATGCGGCAATGGAGAGCATCATGGGCAAGACCCTTGCCGAACTGACCCCGTCCGAGATTCTCGCAGCCCGCCCGGATCTGAAGCCGGTCGTGCTGAAGGAGCACGCCGACGCTTCGACCACGCAGGCAGAGGCCGCCGCGACCAAGGCGAAGCTCGAGCGTCTCGCCGTCCTCGAGGCCAAGGAAGCGCGAGCCGCGAAGCTCGAGAGCCGCAAGACGCTCTGCGCTGGCCTGCCCGCAGGCGCCGCGACGGACACGTTCATCGAGTCGCTCGTCGACGTCACGGACGAAGTCGCGGCGAAGCTCGTCGAGGAGCGCAAGGCGTTCGCGACCGAACTCCCGGCGAAGCCGCGCACGAAGGCTCCGGTCGCGAACGGCGCGGGCGAGCTGAACGAGGCGACGTTCATCGAGTCCATCAAGAGCTGATCGCAGCCGCGGTCAACAACCCCACACGAGAGCGAAGGCACTCCAATGGCAAACAAGCAGCGACACGTGTACGGCAACTCCGAACCGCGCGAGGCGCCCGTCCTCGCCGCGACCGTCATCCAGGTTGGTGACATCCTCTGGTTCGACGCAACCAACAACTGCGTCAAGCCCGCGAGCGACTACACCTGGGACACCGACCTCGCGACCACGCAGGGCACGTTCAAGGACGTGTTCGTCGGCGTCGCGCAGTCCGCCCACCTGGCGAACGGCCCCGAGACCACGGTGCGCTTCTCGACGCGCGGCAGCCACCGATTCGACTGCGCCTCGGCCGCGTTCGACATGGGCGTGTTCCTCGGCTGCGCGAAGCAGTCCGGAAACCTGCTCGAGAATCAGAAGGTCGTGGCCGTGGCGAATGCCACGCTCGGCTTCGCCAAGCCGTCGAAGCAGTACAGCTCGGCGGTCACCGAGGTGTTCGTCGACATCGAATCCACCATCGTCCACAGCGGCGTCCAGACGGTCACCTGATCGATCCCGCGGACCCAAACGAAAGGCAACACATGACGTTCAAGATTTCGTCCCCGCGGGACATCTCCTACGTGAACCTCGCCACGCTCGTGCGCAAGCACGGCTCTGTCGTCGTCACGGAGCAGCTGAAGAAGAGCATCAAGAACAAGGAGATCGCGCCTGGCGCGTTCGACCTCTCGATGCTCGCCCGCGCCTACCTCCAGGAGAAGTTCCAGCGCATGAGTCTCGGCGAGTCCGAGATGATCCTGCGCGAGGAATCGATCGATTCGAGCCAGTTCAACACGATCAACCGGGAGATCCTCTCGGCCCGCGTCATGGAAGGGTACGGGGAGGTCGACGGCGGCGTGTTCGACCAGCTCTGCACCACGGTGCCGAGCAAGCTGAAGCGTGAGTTCATCCCCGGCATCTCGATGCCGACGGACAACGCGTTCGAGATCACCGAAGGCATGCCCTTCCCCGAATCGAACGTGAACGAGGACTACGTCCAGACCAACACCACGAAGCACTTCGGCCTGATGCTCAAGCTGACGTTCTCCGCGGTGTTCTTCGATCGCACCAACCTGCTGCTCAAGCAGGCGAAGCAGATGGGAGAAGGCCTCGCGTACTTCAAGCTCCAGAACCTCCTGCGGTACGTCCTCGGCATCCACACGGTCGCGGGCGGCAAGGTGCCGTTCTCGTGGAAGGGTCAGACCTACGACATCTTCCAGGCCTCGACGCCGTGGGTGAATACGAAGACGACCAACGCTCTGGTCGACTACACCGACATCGAGCTGGCGGCGTTGGCGGCGAGCGTCAACAACGACCCGAACACGGGCCGTCCGATCATGTTCCGCCCGAAGGTTCTTCTGGTTCCGACCGCGCTCGAGATGACCGCGAAGCGCATCGTCAACAGCACGCTGGTGCGGTTCGGCGACGGCGCGAGCGCGAGTGTCGGGACCGAGTTCGCGAACCCGATCTCGGACATGAAGCTCCAGATCGTGGTTTCCGAAGTCGCCAAGCGACTCCTCGACGACGAAGGCGGCCTCACGGCGACGCAGGCGGACGGCACCTGGTTCCTCGGCGACCCGAAGAAGGCGTTCGCCTGGATCCAGAACTGGCCGTATCGAGAGCTGCAGCTCGCCGACGGCTCGGACCTCAAGTTCGAGCGCGACGTGTGGTACGGCTACCGCGGCGACGAGCGCGGCGAGGGTGCATGCCTCGAACCGCGGCACTGGGTGAAGTGCTCCGCGTGATCGCATTCGGGCGCGGTCGCTTGGCTGGTCTCCTCCCGAGCCAGTCCGAGTGACCGCGCTCGTTCTCTTTTCTGGTGGATCATGGCCGACGCAGATCTCGTTGCGATCCGATCGAACATCATCGCCCGCCTCAAAGAGGTGACGGCGTCGGCCAAGCCCTCGTACTCGATCGACGGGCAGAGCTACTCCCACACCGAGTACCTCCAAACGCTGCTCGCGCAGCTCAAGGCGATAGACGAGGTGATCGCGGCGTCCGATCCGCTGTTCGAGATCACGCAGGTGATCTGATGGCGATCATCAACGTCTCGGCGGGCAACTCGATCCTGGTTTCCGGCGCACCGCACCGCGAAGGGTACGACGCATCGCTCGGCATCGCGGGCGACGCGCTCCTGTTCGACGGCGCTCGCGCGATCCAGTACGTCCAGGCGGGCGCGAAGACGATCACCAAGGGTAAGATCGCCGAGGCCGCTCCGACCTCGTACACGATCCCGCACGCCCTTCGGCGCCAGGTCTCGATCCGCCAGGCGCAGCTCTCGGGCGGCAAGCTCCGAACGAGCGACGCGTACTGGGAGATCCCCGTCCTCGAGCTGCCGATCACTCCGCGCGAGGGTGACTTCATCCACGTCGCTGCGAACCGTTGGCAGGTGATCGCCTGCGACGAGGCCACGCACAGCACGCGCTGGCGCGTCTACGCGAGGCTCGTCTGATGGCGCAGTCGAAGAAGCGCAAGCGGAAGAAGAAGGGACCGGGCAAGCGAGTGCTCGCGCTCCGCGCTGGCGTCGCTGCCCGGCTCGTCGAGGACACGTTCGCCCACGCGAAGGTGAAGGAACTCGCGCTCGAGCGAGGCGCGTTCAAGGGTGCGCCGTCCCGCGTCGGCGGCGATCTCTCGGACGTCGGCGCGCGTCTCAAGACGGAGATGAACGCCTTCTTCGCCGCGCTCGCCACGACCCCGGCCGACGTCGAGAACGTCTTCCGGAAGGAGGTCGGCAAGACCTACCGCGTGATCGTCGATCGAACGCCGGTCGACATCGGCATGGCTCGGAGTGGGTGGCGCCTCGAGGTCGTCTCCGAGAACCCGCTCGTGATGCGCATCGTCAACGCGGTGCCCCACTCTCTCTATCTCGAGTACGGCTGGAGCAAGCAGGCGCCGGCCGGAATGCTGCGCGTGAGCATCCTCGAGTTCGCCGATCGCCTGCGCCGCGCTACGGACGCGTTCTATGCCGCAGCCTAACCTCGAGATCTACGCCGCACGTTCGATCGCCGAAGCGATCAAGGCCGCTCTCCCGGGTGTGCTGGTCGAGGAGATCGGCAACCGCGTCGGCGCTCGCGCGATCGAGTGGGTGTCGTTCACGCCACTCCAGCTCACGCAGACGTTCACCGGACGCGGCAACGCCCACGGCGTCTACGTCTCGCAGGTCACGGCGTTCTCGCTCTACGGCGAGCTGCGCGGCGACGGCGACGCCTACGCTCCGCATGCTCTCGCAGGGCGCGTGCGTCACGCGCTCGCGAACACCGACATCCTGGTGAAGTCCTACGGCGCGGCGTCGGAGGAGCACGTGGGCGTGCTCACGATGGAACCCGTCGACGAGCAGTACATCGACGAAGCTGGTATCGGCGTGCCTGGCGGCGAGGGTGTCCCCTCGACACCCAGCAATGTGCACGGTATCGCTCTAACCTTCCGCGCGACTCTTTCCCTCTCGTGAGGCTCCGATGGCAATCAGCTACACCACCACTCGAAACAAGCAGCACGGGACGATCACCATCTCGGACGGCACGGGCACGCCGAAGACGCTCCAGATCCCGATCTCGCCCGGCGACCTTCAGTTCTCCGCGGACCCGAATCCCGGCCAAATCGTGATGAACCGCGACGTGCTCTCGCACTGGACCATCGCGCCGCAGACGCCGGTGACCGGTCGACTCTCGATCAAGTTCACCGAGTGGAAGGGCAAGGGACTGTCGGGCGCGAACCCGTCCGTCTACGACGCGATGACGAAGACGGGCAACGCTTCGTCGTGGGTGTCGACATCGACGTGCGGGCCGTACACCACGGACATGACGTTCGCGATCGCCAACCCGTGCTCGGGTGCGGGAACGGGAATCGACCAGGCCGAGTCGCTCTTGTTCTCCGACGTTCGCTGGGGACCGTTCAACTTCGCCGAGGCGAGCGAAACGGACACGATCGAAATCCCCTTCACCGCGCTCGTGACGGCTCCGAGCAGCACGCGGTCGGGGAGCTGATCGATGCGCATCTCGGGAGAGCTTCCGCCGAAACCGAACACGCGCGAGGTCTATCTGCCGCGCGGCGAGACGCAGATCCGGCTCGTTCTCTCGCCCATGCCCCTCGGCCTCGAGGAACACATCCGCAACGTGTTCCCGCCGCCGCCGGCCGTGCGCGAGTACGAGTTCGACGCGCGCGGCGGGATCGCTCGAGGACCGGACAACAAGCCGCTCGAGCGATTCACCCGCGAGACAGCGTCGTGGACGACGCATGCCGCACGGCAGAACCTGCGCAAGTTCGCGGTGCTCGTGCGCGAGGGCCTGCGCCACGATCCCGACATCCAGTTCGACGCCGACGGTTCACCAGGCAAGCCGACCGAGGAGAACCATTTCCCCGCGTGGACGGCGTACGCGGACGCGCTGCTCAAGGAATTCGAAGCCGCGAACTTCACGGCCGACGAGCTGGTGTTCCTGGTGAACGAACTCGCGAAGCTCACCGTGCCGACCGAGGCGTCGATCCGCGATGCGCGCGAACGTTTTTATCGGAGCCGGGGAATCGCCCCGGCGACTGGAGCATCCCTCGAGATCGAGGGCGGTCCCTCCGCTACCTGATCTTCCGCGCCCTCGAGCGAGTCGACCCGGTTCGGATCTACGGCAGACCGTGGGTGCAGCTCACCCGTGAGGAGCAGGACGAGCTAGTGGCGTACGAGTCGGTTCGGGCCTACGAGAACTCACAGGGCGTGGAATGAACATCAACCACACGATCTCGACCGACCTGGTGCTCAAGGCGGCGCCGTGGGTGCAGGCCGCGAAGGACGCCGAAGCCGCGACCGCAGGCGTCGTGAAGCAGGCAGAGCGGCTCGACACCGCGATCGCCACGAAGCTCAACCCGCACATCAAGGATCTCGCGTCTAACTTCCGGCTCACGAAGGATGCGCTCTTCGGCTACGAGCAGGGCCTCGACCGCGCCGCTCGAGCGAACGATCGATTCGCGACCAGCGCAGGGAACGCGGCCCGAGCGTCGCAGCTCCAACAGAACCTTGCGCGCGCCGGCGGGCAGTTCGCCCAGGGCGCCGCGCAGCTCGGCGTCGGGCAGTTCGTGAACGGCGGCCTGGCGCAGGTCGTCAATCCGGCGATCTCGGGCCTGGCTGGAAACGCCGCGGGCGTCGGCTTGTCGATGTTGTCGGGGCCCGCGCTCGCGATCACGGCGACGTTCGCCACGCTCGGCATCGCGACGAAAGCGCTGATCGATGACTTCGAGGAAGCGAACCGGCGCCTCAGCGACGATCTGATGGCCGCGGCCGACGCCGCTCGACGCGCCACCGAGAACCGCGTTCAGGCCGAAGAGCGCGTCGGCGGTCTCGCGTCGAGGATCCGCGAGCGCGAATCGATCACGCCGAACCGGCTCGAGAACAAGGCGTTCTACGAGGCGCAGCTCACCGAGCGCACGGCAGAGCTTGCCGCTTCTCGCGCGTCGCTCGCCGAGCAGGAAAAGCTACTCGCCGCGTCGACGTCACGCCTTGCCGCGCTCCAGGCCGGCCGCTCGGCTGCGTCCGCGGGTGGCGAAGGCGCCGCGTTCAACCTCGCGCGGCTCGCGAACCCGGGCGACGAGTCGGTCGTCCTCGGGCGCGTCCAGCAGCTCGCAACGCAGGGCCGCACGCTCCAGAGCGGCGGCGACCAAGACGCCGCCCGCGCGAAGTTCGAGGAGGCGCAGCAGCTTCTACAGCAGCTCTTCCAGTCGCTCGGCGCACCGGTCGAACGGCTCGGCGAGTTCCAGCAGGCGATCGCGGTGCTCGCCGCCGAGATCGACGCATCGTTTCAAGCGTCGCTCGATGCCACGTCGGTGGCGGCGCAGAGCGCAGCAACGTCGGTCGCCACGCTCACGGAGCAGGTCGCCGCTCTCGACGCCGCGTTCCGCGAGACGGCCGCGAACCTCGCCGGCATCACGCAGCTACTCGCGCGCGACGTCGCCGAGATCTCCGCGATGCAGGCGCAGCTCACGCAGGCGCAGGGCCAGCTCACGAGCGCCAAGCAGGCCGAGTACCAGTCGAACCAGGCGTTCGGCGACATCGAAGGGTTCGCCCGCGGCGGCGTCGCGGACGATCAACTCGCGCTCCTCGGCGTCGGGGAAGTGGTGTTGAACAAGCAGCAGCAGAACGCGCTCGGCGGAGCGGCTGCGCTTCGTCGTGCGGGCGTGCCTGGCTTCGCCGACGGCGGCGGATTCCGAGACATGCTCGAGGGCACGCGACGCTACACGGCGGCCAGCCAGGCGGCCGGCTCGATCGACGCTTCGGTGGCGCGCTCGGGCTGGAACGAGATGGCGAACGCGCTGATGTCGCAGGGCCTCACCTATCGCCAGGCCTGGGACACGATCAACCGTCGACGCGCGGCCGGTCTGCCTCCCGTCTTCCCCGGATTCACCCAAACGCCTACGGTGGCGTCGTCGCTCGGCAACGTCCAGACGTTCGCAGAAGGCGGAATCGTTCAGCCCTCGTCGACGGTGACGATGGGTGATATGCATTTCGACCTTCGCGGCGCGGGCGCGAACGAGACGACGGCCCGCGACATGGCGAAGACGATCCGTCGCCAGGTACGGCTCGGACTCTCGAAACTCTCATAGGAGCCCATCGTGGCAAAGATCCTCCGCCTCATCGTTCTACTGCTCTCCTGCGTCGGCCCGCTGATCCGGAAGCTCTACCGCCAGGCCACGCGCAAGAACGTCGTGATTCACGAGTCCTTCGTCGCGCCGTGCGAGAACGACGGCGGGCCGCGCGGCTCGTTCGTGGTGCAGTGCTTCGACAGCCTGGGAAACCTGAAGTGGAGCGAGGCCAACCACAACCAGATCAAGAATGCGGGCCTCGACTACGCCCTCAACACGTGCTTCCACGGCTCGGCCGCGATCACGACCTGGTACATCGGCCTGATCACCGCGGGCGGCACGATCACCACGGCCGGCGACACGATGTCCTCGCACGCGGGCTGGACGGAGAGCACTGCCTACAGCGACGCGACCCGTCGCGAGTGGACCGAAGGCGCATCGAGCGGCGGCGTGATCACCAGCTCGAGCACGAGCGACTTCAACATCAACGCTACCGCGACCATCGGCGGCATCTTCGTGACGAGCGACAACACGAAGAGCGGCACGACGGGCACGCTGTGGTCGACGGCCGCATTCGCGACCGATCAATCCGTGAGCAGCGGCGACGTGCTGAAGGTCTCCTACACGATCACGATGACGGCCGGCGCGACCTGATCCAACCCTGAAGGTGGTGCCCGCGTGGTGACCTTCGTCCCGTCGCTGCTGGCGCCGGATGAGCTTCGCGAGTTCAACGGCTCCTACTACATTCCAACCCGCTCACGCCTCGTTGCGCGTGGGCGGGATGGTCTGCTTTACAGCCTCTATGGCTCGGTGAACGGGCAGGGCATCGCGGTGCTGCGGTGCGTCTGCTACTCGATCAACATCCAGACGCGCGCCGCGACGGTCGTCTGGGACCATCGCGTGGCCGCCGGCGAGTCGATGACGTTCCCGAACATCGACAACCCGCTCGGCGACGATCTCCACAACTCGACGATCGCGATCGACTACAGCGGGACCGTCGAGCGCGTCATCGTCGTTATGCCGGTCAAGGTCGATCTCGGCGGCGGCCTTTTCAGGACCGACCTCCAGCTCTTCCACGTGCGCACGGACACTCCGGGCACGTTCACCGCGGGCGACTCGTTCCAGTACTCGGGGCCCGCCGCGACGGGCCTGGTGGGCCTCGCTCTGTTCGGCAGGAAGAACGGCAGCGGCGATATTTGGTGCGTTTACGGCGCGGCCGACGAAAGCGACACCGGCTCGAGCGTGGTGATCATGCGCTCGCGCACGGTCTCCTCGCCGACGGGTTCCTGGTCCTCGGCGACGACCGCGATCGGGGCGGAGACCTTCAGCGGGTACGCCGCGGCCGGCATCGCGCAGCACACCGACGGGTCGATCTACATCCTGTTCGGCATGGGCTTGAGCGGCTCGCGTCGACTCTCGCTCTATCACTCGCTCACGACGACGTCGTGGACGCTGGTCGGGGACATCAAGACCTACGATTCCTCGATCAAGGAAGACTGGCTTTGCTACTCGCTGGTGGTCGATCTCTCGGGCGACCTCCACGCCGCGTTCTGTAATCGCGTCGAGTTCCCCGGCGTCGGGTCGGGCGCGAAGCAGCGGCTGCGATATATGCAGCTCACCTCGAGCGGCTCGATCGTCTCCGAGTCGCTGTTCCACGAGCTGCCGCTGTGGAATCAGAACGCGACGGCGAACAACCAGAAGTTCAACTTCTATCGCTCCGCGCAGGTCGCCGTCGACGACCGCGGCTATGCGCGCGTGATCACCAACCTGCGCGCCAACCCGATCGGCTACGAGCCATCCACCAAGACGACGTTCACCGACGAGACCAACCATTGGGGGTTGACCGTCGTCTACCGCGAGACGCCGACCGGCTGGGTGAGCTACCTGGCGACCGCCAAGCAGAGCCCGAACTCCGGCGATGAGATTGCCTGCGTCGCGGGGCACGCTGTTCCGCACGACGTCTGGGGCATCGGCCGTCGAGGAGTGCCGGCGCTCGGCGAACTCTGGTGCGAGATCGTCTGCGTCAACACCGCGTTCCTCACGCCGACAATCATCTCGTGCGAGGCGCCCGGCTATCAGCTCCGCGTGATGGTGTCGGACGACTACGAGGGCAGTCTCTCGCGCCTCGCAGCCAACGCGCCCGCGGTCGCTGGCATGCTCGCGTCGAACAACTTCCTGAAGCTCTTCCCGTCGAACTCGCTCCAAGCCACGCACGCAGCGACGCATCCCGGTACGTCGCTCGCCCGCGCGGCGGCGAACCTTCTCGACATCTACGGCACGGTGGCGGCGGGCAAAGCGAAGCTCGGATCGACGCTCGCCAACATCGGCCAGAGCGTCACCGTGTTCCTCGATGCGCTCTCGAAGTGGAGGGCTGCCAACACCGGCGAACTCGGACAGAGCGTCACCGTCTCGCGCGTGATCACGATCGCATGCGGGAATTTCGTGAGCGGCTCGAACGGAATCGGCAAGGCGTTGCCGGTCGCCAACGAACTCGAGGTGAACCAGGGCGTCGTTCTCAGCGGCACGATCTACGTCACGGCAGGGAACACGGTCGAGGTCGAACACGCCGTCGCGATCGAACCCGTCGAGGGATGCGAGACGCTCTACGATCCGGAGATCGACATCGTCGAGGATCCGCGCTCGATCCAGTCCGTGATCTTCTCCGCGCCGCCGTCCTCACCGGTTCACTTCGTGACCCTGCGCCGCCCGGAGATCGGCAACATGGACGTGCTCGCGACGCAGGGCGAGTACGCACGCTCGCGCACGGGCGTGCCTCTGCTCGCGCGGCGAACGCCGTCGACGCGACGACTCGTGATGCAGTTCGAGCACCTCACGCGAAACCAACGCGCCGAGCTCTCCGACTTCCTCGTGCTCTGGCGAGGCACCGAGCTGCGGTTCCGCGATCACCAGGGCCGGACCTGGCGAGGGTACATCCTCACCGAAGAGCCGCTGTTCCGCTCGGGATCGGGCGGCACGGCGCAATGGTCGGTCACGCTGGAATTCCAAGGCGTCCTCGAGGCGGGTGTCTGATGGCTGGTTCGACGCAATTCGGCGGGCAGTCCGGGCACGGCAGCACGCCGACGCAGGGCGGGCGGCACGTCGTCCGCGGCACGAACGGCGTGATCTGGATGTTCGTCGACGAGACGTCGGGCCTCAACCACGAGCTGGTCTGCTACTTCGCCGGCACGGGTTCTCGCGTAGCGACGCGCGAGGTGGTTCGAGCCGCGAGCGTGCTGTCGATCCTCGGCGTCTCGTGCTGCGTCGACACCGACGACCAGCCCGTCGTGGCCTACACCGAAGGCGCGACAAGCGGGATCAAGGTCTCGCGCCGCATCGCGGACGTCTGGACGACCGAAGCCTCGGCCGCGACGTTCCACACCTCGATCGCGGCCCACCAGATCCTCTGCAACTCCTCGGGCGCATTCGAACTGATCTACGGCGACTATCGCTCGTCGCTCACACGGCAGCAGGTTCAGCACCGACGCTCGACGGATGATCTCGGAACATGGGCGGCGCCGACCACGGTCGACTTCAACGCCACCGCACTCACCGACGTGACGCAGGAACGCCGCGTGGCTGCTTGCCTTGACGCCAGCGACGCGATTCACGCCGCGTGGTCTATTCGGACGGGTTCCACGTGGAACGTCTCCTACGCGCTCTATTCGGGTTCCTGGGGATCGATCGAAACCGTCGACTCGCCGCCGTTCAACTCGCCCGCCCAGCAGCCGCGGTACATCTCGATCGCCGTTGACGGCAGCGCGCGCCCGACGTGCGTCTGGGTGAAGCAGGGCCGGACATCGGCGCCTGGCGTGACCTCGATCTTTCACAGCAGGCGCCACGGCTCGTGGTCGGGCGCGCTCCAGATCCACGACGCGCCGACGACGTCGCAGGACAAGCCGAGCGTCACCGTCAACCAGGCCGGGTACTGCGACGTGTTCTGGATCGGCGATTCGATCGGCGGCGCGGCGACGGGTCACGACTCGCTGATGCGAGCCTACGGCGACGGCTCCTCGTTCGCGTTCGCGCGGATCGTCGACCCCGGATCGAACGTCCGCCAACCCGAGACGCCGCACTCGTGGCGCCCTCACGGCCACGGCTTCTTCGATTCCGGCTACTGGTGCATGTACTACGCCGCGGGGTCGGTCGGCTTCGCGGAGTCGATCACCGGAACGACGTGGGTGCACGAGCCCGAGTGCGCGAACGATCTCTCGGTGGCGCACGCCTCGAGCATGGCGGGAAGCGTGTTCGGCAACCGAAACCAGCTCGGCGTCGGGCAGACGGTCGGCGTGACGGTCGAGCGCACACGCGAGGCGAAGAACGAACTCGTGGCGAACCAGAAGTTCACCTTGCCGCGCGGCGGATCGGTTGGCCTGGTCGGGCAATCGGTGTCGCTCGCTGGCTCGGTCTGGGTGCGCTCGGCGGGCAACTCGATCGCCGCCAACCAGGCAGTCGGCCGCGAGTATCCACCGCTCTGCGAGACCGCCTACGTTCCGAGTCCCGCGCTTTCCGCTTCGGAGTCGGCGAGCGTCTACCTGGCCGGCCCGTATCCACTCGCGACGCGAGCGCTCAAGCTCCCAGCGCCCGCGCTCGGCGACGGCCGAACCGAGGTGCTCCGCATCATCACCCTGCGGTCGATGGGCGGCGAGATCCAGCAGGCGAAGAAGACGACGAACCTCAAGCGGTTCACGCTGCCGTACTCGCAGCTCTCGCGGCTCAAGGCGGTGGAGGTGCAGGACTTCTTCGACGCGATGGTCGGGGAGCTGGTGCGCTACACCGACATCGACGGCATCGCATGGAAGTGCGCCGTGCTCTCGGCCGAGATCCGGATCGTTCAGAACGGCGACTACCACCACGGCCAGGTCGAGATCGTTCTCGAGGGCGAGGCAGTATGAAGACGATCCCGGCATCGGTGCTCGCGGCGATCAACAAGGAGACCGGGCGCGAGGCGCAGGTGCTCGTCCGCGTCGACTGGCCCTCGCCGATCGGAACCAAGTGGTACGGCGAGACGACGAAGCAGCTCGAGGATCTCGACATCCGCGGCTGGCTCGCGGGCGTCACGCCGCTCACGAGCACGGTCGGGCCGGACTGGAGCGCAGCCACGACCGACGTCGCGATCACCATCAACGACGCAGGCGGCGAGCTGTACGGCGCGCTCACGTTCCCGAGCGCACCCGTCGAGACATCGACGGCTCGGATGTATCTCCACTTCGCCGAGACGACCAAGGCCGATCTCGTTCTCCTCGCCAAGGGCCGGGTGACGTCGCCGATCTCGTACTCCGAAGCGACGAGGCAGCTCACGTTCACCTTGTTCGCGGATCACCGCAGCGAGTCCGCGACGATCGTCCTCGACCAGACGCTCGACTCGCTGGTGCCGGACGAGAGCGATGGCAAGGTGGTGCCGCTCGTCTTCGGCGTGCCGCGCGACGTTCCCGCCGTCCTGATCCGCAAAGGCCCGGTCACGTTCCTCACGCAGGACATCGACAGCGCGGACACGCAGTTCGACTGCGAGTCGGACCACACTTTCCCGGGTGGCACGATCAAAGTGCGCGTCGAAGACGAGTACATGAACGCCGACGTGAACGGCGACACGATCACGGTGACGAGCCGCAACGTCGCAGCGTTCACCGCGGTCACAGCTTCGCGCCCGTCGAACTCACCCGACGTCTCGAACCCCTTCGTGCTCTGGATCGACTCGGACCAGAACGCGGCGGGACAGCACATCATCATCAACGGCGACGACGTCCCCGGAACGCACTCGAAGAACCAGGCGCGGCTGTGCGTTGCGCAGAAGGGCCGGAAGCTCCTGTTCGATCGGCCTTGGACGCGCAACACCGGCGACACGTGGGTGATCGGCGCGGGCATTCCGGTGACCGCGAAGCGCTACGCCTTCGACTGGCTCGACACGGCCGGTCCCGCGAACGCAAACCAGTGGACGATCCAGGCAGGCGCTCGCGTCTCGCAGGCCGGGCAGGAGTTCAAGACGTACCTTGTGTCGAGCGTGCCGGCGCTCGAACTCCTGCGCGTGCGGGCGTACCGCACCTACCAGCAAGGTCGGCTCGGCATCACGGGCCGGAAGCTCGTCGACGTCCCGCAGGATCTCTACGTCGCCACCAACCAGACCTACCTCTTGCCGAACGACGAAGGCACGCTCGTCGGCGTCACGTGCACGCAGATCCGATTCCCGGTCGCCCTCGAGTACCTGAACCAGGGCTGGGACGATGACACGGTCTACGTCACCGTGAAGAGTTCGACGGGCGCGAACGTCGTCGACCAGATCCAGTGGTTGCTCGAGCAGAAGACCAACATCACCGTGGACGCGGCGAGCTTCGCTTCGGTGCGCTCGAAGGTCTCAAAGTACCGCGCCGACCACGCCATCCTCGACGCCACCGACGCGCTCGAGCTGGCGCACGACATGGCCTACCAGGCGCGGTGCGCGATCTTCATCTCGAACGGCGTCGCGAAGATCCGATACCTGAGCCAGGCGCCGACGCCGGTCTACACGCTGCGCAACGACCGGAACCTGGTCGATAGCTTTGGCCTCGAGCTGACGGACGTGACCGAGCTCTACACGTCGACCGCGGTGACCTGGCGTCGTGGCTACACGGGCGGCGACCAAGAGAAGCGCTTCCGGACGTCGAAGAACATCGATCGGTTCGGCGTGCTTCCCGATGCGCGCGATTACTCGATCTACCAGCGCAAGAGTCTCGTGACGAAGAGTTCGACCTTCTGGGCGCTTCGGAAGAGCCGGACCTGGAAGATGATCCACGTCGTCGCGGACATGCGCCTATTGCCGTTCGAGCCATTCGACGGCATCGAGCTGAGGCTGAACGAAGCGGGGCAAAGCGTCGCCGTGCTGATTCCGGACGGCACGATTGCCGAGGTCTACGCCGCGCGGTACTCGCCGAAGCCTCACGCCGTCGAGCTGCTGCTCTGGCTGCCGATCGAGAGCGGCGGCAACTTCACCAGCTCCAACGCGTACGTTTCCGACGTCGGCGACACCTCGATTGCCGATCCCACGCCCAAGCCAGCGAAGAACACTATCGCGCGGATCGCGCCCTTCGCGTTCTCGATGTACTCCGAGCCTATGCAGCAGACCGTGGCCGCCAA